AGTATTACTGCTGATTTTTTAGTAGTTGCTGGTGGTGGCGGTGCTGGTAGTTCTGAAGCAGGCTCAGATACAGGCTCAGGTGGCGGTGGTGCTGGTGGTTTTAGAACTGCCACCTCACAAACTTTTAATCCTGGAACGACTTACACAATTACAGTTGGTCTAGGTGGGGCTGGTGGAACTGCTAAAGGTAATGGAGCAAAAGGTGCTAACAGTTCTATCTCAGGAACAGGATTTACAACTTTCACTTGCACAGGTGGCGGTAATAGTAATGGGGCGAACGGCAGTTGGACTTCAAACACTGGTGGTTCGGGTTCAGGTGCTGGTTTGGGAACGACCGCAGGTGCGGCAGGAAATGAAGGTGGCTTTAGCCCAGCCGAAGGTAAAAGCGGAGCAGCCTCAGTAACCGATAGCGTAAATGGAAGCGGCGGTGGTGGCGGTGGCGGCGCTGGCGCGAATGGATCAACGGGTGGAACGGGAACTTATAACGGCGGTAATGGCGGCATAGGTTCATCTACTTCTATATCGGGTGGAAGCACAACAGGTTTTGGAGAATTATCAGGTGGGGTTTATTACTTTGCTGGTGGCGGTGGTGGCGCTGGTGGTAGGACTACACAAAACAAAGGTATTGGCGGTCTTGGTGGTGGCGGTGATGGCGGCGGTAACACAGTAACCAATGGCACTAGCGGTGATGCTAATACAGGCGGCGGTGGTGGTGGTGGAACTGGAAGCTCAGGCTCTAATTCAACTGGGGGTTCTGGGGGTTCAGGAATTGTCATATTAAAAATTCCTGGAAATGTTACTGCTACTTCAACAACTGGTTCTCCGACAAGAAACACAGGCGGCGGTTTTACATATTATTCCTATACGGGAACAGGGAGCATAACTTTCTAATGGCACACTTTGTAAAATTAGATGAAAATAATATAGTCATTGGCGGCGTTGTAGTAAATAATGCTGCATTAGATGCAGATAATCAAGAAGCAAGCGGTATCGCTTTTTTGAATAATCTTTATGGTATAGAAGAAAATTGGAAACAGACTTCATACAATAACAATATTCGCAAACAATACGCTGGAATTGGTTATACCTATGATCCTGTGGCAGATGTATTTATTGCGCCACAGCCTTACCCATCTTGGTCGCTCGATGAGAACTTTGATTGGCAACCGCCAACACCTAGACCTGAAGGTATAAATTGGCGTTGGAACGAAGCAACCCTTAGCTGGGTTGAGGCTTAGCACAATCCCTCAAGATAATGCCTAAATTATGCGCAGCTGGAATTCAATTAAGGGAAATAATTGATGATCTATATCCTGAGCGCGATAGGCGTAGTGATGGCTGGCTGGCTGATGCTCGGCATCTTGCAAAAGGCAATTCTGACCATATACCGGACGCAAGAGGAATCGTCAGAGCTATAGACATTGATTCTGACCTAAACGCTCACAAAGAAGAAGCTTATGCGCTAGTCGAGAAGATTCGTAAATGCGCCAAGCAAGGCGATAAGCGGATTAAATACATTATCTACGATGGAAAGATTATGAGCCCAATATTGGGCTGGAAGCGCAGAAACTACAAAGGGGTCAATCCGCATCGTAGTCACTTCCATATATCATTTACTAGCTTGGGAGATACAGATGGCAGATGGTTTGACCTTGAAGGAGAATCTAATGAGCGACTTAAAAAAAATGGCCGAAAGCTGGGCAAAGACATTCCTAGCGACAGCTCTAGCGACCTACCTAGCGGTGGGCTTGGACATAAATGCAATTGCCAACGCAGCTCTAGTATCAGTCTTGCCTAGCATTATTAACTGGCTAAATCCCAACTACGAGCGTTACGGCAGAGTCCGTTAATGCAGGCGGTTGAACTGGCCACTCTAGTCGCTTCAGTTCTCGGATCAATAGCTTTACTGGTTGGCGGCCTTCGATACATAATCAAATTAGAAAATATCCCCATAGTGTCGCGCCTAGATAAAATGGAGTCTCAGCTAGAATTAGCCCTAGCGAAGGGAGTCCGAAATGGCAACGCGAAAGCGCGTAAGTAAGAAGCGCCCTAAGAGACGGCGCACTACTAAAGAAACTCCATTAACAAAGCTTGATTTTTGGGCTATTGCAGCCAATGAAGTTTATAAAGCTTGTCGCAGGGCTGGTATGGATGAAGGCACTTCGCTGGCCTTCGCTATGGATCGCAGTTCTTATCCAGATTGGATAGTGCCAGCCGATGACCCAATAAAGAAAATTGGTTGGGAAGATGGCGAGGAAGATAACTAATTTATTTTCGCGAGGTTGAGCTCTTTGAGGCTCTCAAGTCGATTTACCCGGACTTGACGCCCCTATCAGCGACCGACCGAGCCGATGGCATTACCAGCGATAGCTTTCTTGAGCTTAAATGCCGTAGGACTCACTATGACCGCCTTCTTATTGAGAAGAAGAAGTGGGATTATTTGGCCGATATAAGGGCTAGAACGGGCGCTAGAACGCTTTATATCAACGCGACACCTAAAGGTATCTACCAGTTCGACTTAGGGGCTCTAATCGAGCCTGAATGGGTTTTGAAGAGCCTTCCAGTAACGACTGACTTCAGCAACAAAGCACACACCGAAAGGCCTTGCGGATTCTTAGACATCCGACTCGCCGAGCTATTACTTGTCTAAATACATTTAAGCAAATACATTTAACCCGTTAATCCATTTAGGGATTACAGAACGGGAGCAAAATGGTAAATAAAATAGCTCTTATTCGATTTGATTCTCAGGCTGGTGCTTGGACTGATGAAACAAATTGGGTTAAGGGATCAATAATAAGACGATTCGCTAAAGAGCGGATGGGTAAAAAGCAGCTGCGAGGCCGTTTATCCAAGGCTGAAATTTCTGCATATTGGCTTGATAAATATGGGGTGAATGCAGATGTTGCCTAATTTATCTGATGAAGCAGTTGCAGCAATAATTATTGGAGTTCCATTTCTTAGCCTCTACTTATGGGGTTTATGGACTTCAGCCAAAGCGAAAGCTTTTAACGAAGGTTATAAGAGAGGAAGGTCAAGTGTCAGATACACAGAGGTCATTAAGTGACTGGATCAACGATGCTGGTGACACCTTATTCGACAGGGGCATTGAGTATGGCGACCCGAGGCACAATTTTCTACGCATTTACAAAATCGCGAGAGCTCTCGGTATTCAGCTCAGAGACCCATCTGAATTGGCACTTATTGCTATTGCGACAAAACTCTCAAGAATGGTGGAAAGTCCAGAGCGCGAGGATTCGTATCTCGATCTCATTGGATACGCCGCTATCTTGGGTCGATGCAGATTTTCTACACCAGAAGATTGGGATGACATTGAGTCTGACTCGCAATCATAATCAAAATCAATACTGCGATTATTGCAAATCTCGCTGGGGACAAATTAAAGGCGAATGGCATTTGAAAGCTAGAACGCCAGCAGTCTGGAAAGTCCAAAGCGAAACACCACTTCGCAAAGCACAGGTCAGGTTCTATTGCCAGCCTTGCGCCGATGAAGTTCAAAACTGGCCAGATGGCACATTTTATTCATTGAAAGAACAGTTAGAAGATGCGATAAATAATTTTGCAGGGAGAGAGAAGTTGAATGTCGAATTACCTAGATGATTATGTAAGTGTTCAAGATCGATTGAAGGAGTTTATAAATGCGTATCCAGATTATCGAATTAAGACTCACACCTTGGCGGAGTCGCTTGTCGCTAATTGCGATGTCTATATTGTTAAAGTTGAGCTGTATCGCACTGAAGCTGACCCTAACCCTTGGACTACGGGTTTATCTAGCGAGTCTAAGTCTAAGCAATACGCGCTCGAACTTGCCGAGACCGGCGCTCTTGGGCGAGCACTTAACCTTGCTGGATTCTTCGCTAAGCCGACTGCAGCGCCAAAGAAGGCGATTCAGACAACAAAGCCAGAGCTTGCATCCTTCATTAAGGAGCAAAGACCGAATGACCCAGAGCCAATTGTCTGGGATGTCTCAGCTATTGCAGAGAAATTGGGAGCGGAAGTAGTTGATGAAATACCACTTTGTCAATATGGCAGAGGGCCAATGATCCTGAAGTCTGGCAGTAAAGATGGCAAGGAATATCGCGGTTATGTCTGCCCACATAAAGATAGCGAAAAGCAATGTCCAGCTAAATGGATGAAAATCGGTGCAGATGGGCATTGGGTATTTCAAAAATGAGAACTGACGCTCATCCGTTTATCTGCTCAAATTGCAAGTTAGTGACTCCGCATATTGAGCTAAATCGGTATGAGACCAGCGATATACCCGATGCGCCTGAAGAAGTGTGGCTGATTGAATGTCAGCGATGCTTTATGCAGCGGATTATCTATCCATCGGATCGCGTAGCCAGTAAAGAAGATGATATTGTGCGATGCAATCAATGCGGTAATTGGAAGATGAAGGCAGGCAATTGTCGAATATGCCGATTAGCTGCTGGATTTGAGAAGCAAATGGTGCAATACTGGAATGGCAATGCCACTATGGAAAGGCCTTATGACGATGCCAATCTATGAATATCGATGCGACAAATGCGATAAATCAAGGGAGCTAGTTGCATCAATAGTGCAGAAATATGAAGTAACCTGCGATAATTGCGATGTGCCTATGTGGCGCGTTTGGCATCCAACGCCAGCAATTTTCAAAGGAGAAGGATGGGCAGGGAAGAAGTAAGCAGACCCCATTCTATTAGATATATCCGTCAGCTAATGGAATGGGGATTTGATAAAGAGTTTATCGCTCGGGATTGCGGTATAAATCTGGCATCACTTGAGACCAGATTAAGAAGAGCAAAGGAAAGGGAGCGCAATGGGAATCAAAGAACTGAGCCTAGAACTGGCAGCGGTAAGTCTGATAGCTGATGAGGCTAAGAAGGCTAAAGATAGGCTGAGAGCAGCGCTGCAGGCCGAAATGGACGCTATTGGAGCGGACAGGGTCAAGGCTGAATATGGCGAAGATGTAATTGCCTATGTAACGACCAGCAAGCCTAAGTTTAAGTGGATAGTTAAGAATGAGCGCGAATTCGTCAAATGGGTGAAAAGCAATATACCTAGTGAAATAGTTGAGACAGTCCGGGAATCATCTCGCGATGCGATACTAGATAAGTTTCATTACATAAATGGCGATGATGTCATTGATCCAAATGGTGAAAGAGTTGAATGGTTAGAAGGCACAATAGCTGAGCCTTATCTAGTTACTAAATTCCATAGCGATGGCAAGGAAACGCTGAAGAACGCGTTTCAATCAGGCCAGTTAGAATTTAAGAAAATATGGGAGTTAGAAGGATGATTGAGGATATTTATCCAATATATAAAACAATAGATGATCAGATAGATAATTGGGAATCGATTGGAGTAGATGGTAAATATGGCTCTGAACAGCGTTTATGTTAGCCGACTTGACAAGCCCATTACACTCCGTCTAAGGCGGGGCCCGAAGGCAGCCCGTAGCCGAAGCGTAGGGGCAGGCCATTGCCTAACGCTGATGCTATCGGCACTTCTGCTGATTCCAATTGATTCTTCTAAAGCTGATATGAATCTAAAGCTTTATGCTTACAACAAAATGGATTGGTCAGAGTTTCAATGTTATAACTGGATAATTATTAAGGAGAGTAATTGGAATCCGAAGAGTCGCAATGGATCACATTATGGCCTTGGTCAGATGCGCTCTACTTGGTATAGAGACCTTAGCCCTAAGAAGCAAATAGATGCGCATATTAAATACATAAGATACAGATATAAAGATGCTTGCAAAGCTTTGCATCATCTTGAGACCAAGGGCTGGCATTGAGCAAGAGATACAACACCAGCTATTGGCGCAGAGTTCGTAAGCAATGCCTAGAACGCGATTACTACACTTGCCATTATTGCGGAATGGAAGCAACTACAGCTGACCACATAATCCCCATAAGCAAGGGTGGCACAGACCAACTTGAGAACCTGTTAGCTGCTTGCATTAAATGCAACAGCGGTAAGCGCGATCGTATGACCCCTAGCTTTTTTGAGCGCGACAGGACACCCACGACCCCCATCGGGAAGATTTTCCCTGAAAATGGCTCGGCTAGGCACTATCAGGAATGAAAGCTATCGCTATGGCGCAATTGGGAGAGATTGCCCGAGTCCGGGACGAATCGGCTTACCGAGGTGTGGCAGAACCTAGAATTCACACAAAACTGAATGATTTACCCTCACTAGGCGAGCAAATGATTAAATTTTGTGAGGAAATTGGCTTTGAATTGATGCCTTGGCAGCAATGGTTGGCTCATCACAGTTTAAAACAAAAACCCGATGGCCGATGGGCTCATCCTGTAGTGACCTTGCTTTGCGCTCGACAACAAGGCAAATCGACCTTTATGGCGCTTCAAATTTTGTTTAGAATCTATGTTTTGAAAGAAAAACTGCAAGTCCATACAGCTCATAAACTAACTACTTCAGCAGAACTCTTTTATAAAATCTATGGGATTATAGAACAGAATCCAAGGCTAGCCGCCGAATTTACTAAGAAGCTGGAAAGCAAGGGATTCCAAGAACTGCAATTTACTGAAGGCAGGCGATACATAGTCCGAGCCAATAACTCCGCTGGTCGAGGCATTGCAGCTCCCGAAACAATTCACCTTGACGAAGCTCGCGAATATAAAGATGAAGATGTCTGGTCTGCTTTGCGATATACCCAAATGGCCAGCCCTAATCCGCAGATATGGGTTTATTCAAATGCTGGAGATCAGCACAGTATTGTCCTAAACAAATTAAGGGAAAGAGCTTTATCTGCAATCTTTGGCGGTAATGACGACATTGGTTGGTTTGAATGGTCAGCGCCTCAAGGCATCAAGTTCGATAATGGCCCGGACTTCTGGCTAGGTGTCTGCCAAGCTAATCCATCACTTGGCATAACAGTCCATCCAGATAATATCCGAGCCGTATTGTCAGACCCCGAGGATATTGTGCGCACAGAGGTTTTATGCCAATGGGTCGATACAATAAACCCAGTCATCAATGCTTCTCAATGGGAAAGCTGCAAAGTTGAGGGACTTCGACTCAATCCTGAAGCCGACACTTGGCTGGCTATTGATCTAAGCCCTAGCAGAAAAGAAGCTGCGTTAGTAGCAAGTCAAAGAATAGAGGGCGATAAATTTCAAGTTATATTGCTACAGACTTGGCATAACCCAGCCAATCTCGATGATAAAGCAATGGCGAATGATGTAGCAGAATGGGTCAGAAAGTATCCAGTCCAACTAGTTGCCTATTCAGCCAAAACCGCGTCAGCGGTCGCAGCTAGATTAGCGCCTGCTGGAATTAGAGTTGAGCCGATAGATGGCCTTGATTATGCCCAAAGCTGTGATGAATTACTGGGAGCTATTTCATCTCAGCGGTTAGCTCACTCGGGACAGGAAGAGCTGACCAAGCAATGCCTATCCGCCGTCAAACTCCCTTTCGGTGACGGCGGTTGGGTAATGGGTCGCAAAGTTAGCAATACAACAATTT